CCATACGGCGTAGCGGTGCATATGTCAAAAAGGCAGCCTCCCAAGACAAGGAGCTTTTTGCTGCTATGAAGCGTTTCATCGCTCCGGCTGATTATAGGGAGGTAGCAAAGGCTTTCGGCGTTTCCGTCGGTCACGTTCAGAATGTAGCTTCCGGTCATTCCCGTTCCTTCGCAATCTTTCAGCACCTTCGCGACATCGCCATCTCCAATCGGCAGCAAGGCATAGTTTTCGAAGCTCCGCAGCGTGTTTCCGCAGAGCAGTACAGGCAGCTTCTCATTCCGTTCGCACCCGATAGCATGAAAGGGGGAGAAAAATGATAAAGCAAAAACAATTCGCAGCAACATTAAAGCTGCTCGAAAGTCTTGATTCAAACGAACTTCCATCTGCATTAATCGATTCTATTCAACATTACACCGAAAGCCTTCACAATGGCGATTACGTAGTTTCTGAAAGCGACAATGACAACATTTATGTCATGCTTTCTTTGCTTCGTGCCTTGCTTAAAGACTTGTGCGGTCTCTCTTTATAGCTTTTTTCTTTTCAGCCTCGCTTTACTTTGGTAGAGTGGGGCTTTTTTTATTTCTTCAGTCTTGTTTGAAAACACTCCAGGATCTCCTGAGCGGTCCGCTTCCCTTTCACTTTACGCGACGGCCCGGAATCTTCCTTGCCCTTCACCTTCACATACCGCGGGGCATCGGCAAGCATTAGCACCAGAGTCTCC